ATGTGCCAGTGATCGAAGTGACGCCGGAGTTTGTGATAGTTACTGCACCGGTGCCGGCAGATACAGTAATACCGGTACCCTGTGTAACTGAAGTGACACCGGAGTTTGTGATGGTAACATTATTACTGCTACGAGTTACAGTGATCGCTGATCCACCCAGTAAATTTACTGAAGTGCCGCCACCTCCAGTAGTTCCAGAGGCAACGTTTTTCGTTGCATAATTTACTACAATTTCTGCGCCACCAGTAATTGCTCCTGCAGAAATTGTAGCACTGGTTGCAATATCGGTTGGAAGAGATGGAGTCCCATATAAATCTGCATATGATATCGATGATACTGTGGTAAACGCAGAAGTACCAGATGCCTTTAAATATCCTGCTGCAAATGTTGTTGCTCCAGTACCACCATTTGCGACTCCCACTGTTCCTGACAGGTATGCTGTTGTATCTAATGACCAGGTATCAGCTGCAGTCTTTCTAAGTAATCCGCTCGTTCCACTTAATCCAGCAATTGCTGTCAGGTCGGCGTCCTTTGGCTGATACGCCGCGCTAGCCCCAGCTGGTGTGAGGTAATCAGTGTCAGCAACAGCTGCAGAATATGTTCCGCCGCCGTTGCATTTCACAATTCCATTTACTACATTGATAGCAGAGGTGGTGAGATATGCTACAGAAGCTCTCGTTTGAGTCACACTATCACTTCCGCCGTCAGCTTGTAGAAGTTGTGAAGAACTTCCGCCGGACTTAATCAACGATGTAGCAGTAACACTTCCAGAGAAAACAGATGCTCCAGTATGAGCACTGTAAATTGCATAATTATTTGTAGTACCCTGTGTGGAGTTATCGATATAAAGTCCAACTGTTTCAGTAATTGCTGTGGTGCCGGTCTTTAGAACACCTCCGATGCGTATTCCTTTATAAGTTATTTGGGTGCTAGTAGTTTCTCCCCAGAAGGCAGTATCAACCGTAGGTTGAACTTGAATTCCTTCAACTCCAGTATTACTTGTGTTACTTAACCTAAATGTTGGCCTTGCCCAAATTGATCTTGGTGGAACAGCCAATGAACTTGGATCGAGAGTAAGATTGATATGTAATGGAACACTAGATAGTCCAGAAGTACCAATTCCAACATTAGCACTGAATACTTTAGTCCCGCCAATCGTTTGAACTCCAGAAGTTTTGACGTAATTGCTATCGCTTTCTGTTGATCCGTCGCCCTTCAGAATATCAGTCGAGAACGCACCAGATTTAACGAATGATCCAGCTGTAATGCTAGTCGTCGTTGTGTTTCCGACATTGCAGACAGTCTGCAGATTTGGATTGGATGTCAGGTACGCAACATTCGATGCAGCAGTAACGATGCCCTTTGTATTTACAGTAACGTTATTATATACTCCGGCAGTCAAACCAGACTGAGTCAGCATTTCAATTACTAAAGCATTGGGGCCTGTTAGACTTCCTGTTAGTGGACTGAGAATAGAAACATTGACACCACCATTTAGACTTCCAACAGATTGAAATGTACCACCAATAATATTACCAAGATTAATCGACGAAACGCCGGTTGAAGCTGTCAGATATGTGTTGCTATCAAGTGATCCGTCAGCCTTTAGGAATTGGGTTGCTGCACCACCGGTAGAAAAACTTCCTGCACGAATTGCTCCCAAACTAGCGCCAGAAACAGGCGCAAATACTTCGTTTGTATTTGTAGCATCTGCGATAAATGTGAATGAACTTGTGCTGCGATCCCATCCAAAGAATCCAGTCTTTGCAATAGTGCCGTTGTGCCAGCGGAATTCAATACCGCGATCCTTTGCATCATCGCTTGTAGCATTACCGCCATTATCGGCGCCGCCCAGAGTGACGATTGGATCTTTTAGGTTTGCTGTTGTAGTATTAACGGAAGTTGTGGTACCATTGACAGTAACGTTACCGTTGACAGTTAAACCACCGACGGTAATTGCATTCGCAGTTGTCGCGCCAGCTGTTGTGACCTTGTCGAGCGTATAGCGAGCATCATAACGTGCATCTAGATCTACGCTAGCAATTGCAGTAATATGACCGTAAGTATCAAGTGTGATATCCTGAATTACTGTTCCATTTGCGTTATCAACCGATGCTTGCCCGGACGTATTAGCATGAGCAATTGTCAGAGTGTCAGTTGTAGCATCAGTTGTAATTACGATACCTGTCGTAGAATCAACCTGGCCGGCTTGTACGGTCAGAGTATCATTGTTGGTATCTGCGACAATTGTAGTCTGTCCAGGAACAGCAACGTTCTTAAAGATAAATTGGCTAGATCCTGGATCAGAATTTGTGAGCGTTACTGTAGAATTGCCGCTTTGATTTACGGTAAATGATCCGCCGCCAGACATTCCGGTGCCAGCAGATACAGTAATTGTTCCATTATTCGCAGCAGCATTACCTGTTAAAGTAACTGTCTTTGTGGTATTGTCTGTAGTAATTGTAATGTTACTACCAACTAGATTTAGTGTAGCAGTGTTTGATGCAGCACTAACTGTTGTTTGACCAGTAACAGCAATATTCTTAAAGATAGCCTGATCTGATCCTTTATCAGAATTTGTGATCGTGATTGCTCCGGTATATGGGCCCACACCCGTACCAGAAATCGAAATACCAGTGCCGGATGCTGCCGAAGTAACACCGGTATTTGTGATAGTTACTGTGCCGCTTGCTTGTGTTACAGAAATTGCAGTACCACCAGCAATCGTTACTGCGCCAGTTTGCGAATTGACGCTCAGCACTCCTGCATTAGTCAGAGTAACAGATCCACCAAGTGACACTGATCCACCACCGCCTAGACCAGTTCCTGCAGATACAGTAAGCGAGCTACTTACTAACTTGTTAGTGGCAATTGATCCAGCCAACATCGCATTTGTAACTGTACCAGAATCTCCAGTTGTTACAACAGTACCAGTAATTGCAGGAAGAGTAATAGTGGTTGTGCCTGCGACAGCCACTGGTTGCAGGACAACAGATCCGCTGGTTGATCCGTAAATTGTTATAGAGTTACCATGCCCAAACAGAACATTGTCGCCGTGAGTTGCGTCATCATTTGTGACGACTGCTGTCAGGCCGTCCTTCGTACGGATCTTAAATGCGGTACCATCACCGGGTGCTGCAGCTGTAGTACCATCTGTAATCGATCCGAAATAAGTCTTTCCTGTAACCTGAGTGCTCCATGCAACGGTACCACTGATTGTTGGGAGGTATGTTGTACCAGCAACAGTAAGGTCACCATTGATAGTGACGTTACCAGTCGAATCAATGCTAAAGCGTGTTGATTGAGTTGGATTGTATGGGAAATCTGCGCCCGCACCTGCGCTGCTATTGCTGACCGAAAATACAGTTGCTTTATTAGTATTTGTAAGAGCTGTAGCTGCTACAAGAGGACGCGAAGCATTTACTGTAGATGTGCCAGCTGCAGTCAGAATCAGATTACCAGATGATGTGGTAATCGTGTTGTCTGTCGATACACCAACTGTGATATTGCCCAGCGTTGCTCCGCCGAATGTTGGTTCAGCGGCTGTATGAATATTCTGCGGCAGCGAAAGTGTTACCGCACCCACACTTGCAGATGCAGTAATCTGATTTGCAGTTCCAGCAATTGAACTTACGCCGCTTGCAGCAGTCAGATAAGTCGCAGTAGTAACTGCAGTAATGTGTCCAAATTGATCAGTGGTGATCGACGAAATACCATTTGTTCCAAGTGTTGCAGCAGTTGCGCCAGATGGAACAGCGTGTGCAATTGAGTAAGATGCCGCGCCAGATTGATTTGCAGAGAATGATGCTGAAGCAGAAACAATACCAACACCGGTTGATAACGTCAGAGTGCCATTTCCGATATCACTCGTGAGCGCCATCGTACCAGTTGCTGCTGGCATCGTGATTGTTGTGGTACCTGCAGCAGCTGCTGCCTTAAAGTTAGTTGTACCTGATGTGCTACCCGAGAAATTAGCGCCACCGCCGCCAATTGTTGGAGTGGTGAGTGATGGGCTGCTATTAAATACCACAACACCCGTGCCCGTTTCATCCGTCAATCTGCCTGCAAGATCGGCAGAACTAAACGTGGAAAGTGCAGTGATGTTATTCGAGGTATAAACTACAGTTCCGCCGGCGCCAAATGCAACTGATGATCCATCTGTACCAGTAAATGTGAGTGTATTGCTGGCAGTAAGTGTCTTGCCATTTGCAATTGTTAGTGTGGCAGATGTCGCCGGCGCGGTAATTGCTACCTTATTGATTGACGTAGCAGTAGCAATGCCAAGAACTGGTGTGACGAATGTCTTATTGGAAATTGTCTGAGTAGCATTAATTGCTACAAAGTCGTCATCTGTTAGAGCAGTATTAAATTCTGCGAGTGTTCCTGTTAGCGTATTTGTAGTTAAGCTAACTGACTTATTACTGAGTGTTTGAATAGCAGCTACACCAACGAAATCTTCACCAGTAAGCGCAGCATTGAATTCTGCGAACGTGCCAGTCAGAGTGTTGCTTGCAAGATTGACGGTTTTATTCGTCAGCGTTTCTATACCAGCAAGTGTAGCAACAGTACCACTGCCTGGTAAAGTCAACGTCGATCCACCAGCAGGTGCAGTGACAACAACGTTTCCTGTATTGATCGTCAGTGTTCGACCGCCATTATTTACGCCAGTGCCGCCGTACGTTGAAGAAATAACACCACCTTGCCAGATCGATCCTGTAGAAAGTGTTTTATTCGTCAGCGTTTGAACAGCGGCAAGTGCTGCAAAGTCGTCATCTGTTAAAGCAGTATTGAACTGAGCTAACGTACCCGTGATCGTGTTAGATCCCAGTGCAATCGATTTGTTCGTCAGCGTTTGAACAGCGGCAAGGGCAGCAAAATCGTCATCGCTGAGCGCTGCGTTGAACTGGGTAAGTGTTCCTGTCAGCGTATTGCTCGTGAGATTGATAGTCTTGCTAGTCAGTGTTTCAGTACCAGCAAGGGTAGCAACTGTGCCTGTTGATGGTAAAGTAAGCGATGACCCACCTGATGCTGTCGTCAGCGTCAGATTTCCTGTGGCAATTGTCAGAGTACGGCCTGCATTATTGACGCCAGTACCGCCGTATGTCGATGACACAATGCTGCCTTGCCATGTGCCTGTTCCAATCGTGCCTACAGTTGTAAGCGAAGAATTGACAACTCCGGATCCTAGCGTGGTAGAATTTAGTACAGATGTGCCGGCAATTGTTAATTCTTTGGTAGCAGCAAGATTTACGCTTTCTGAAAATGTCTTTGCGCCGTTGAACGTGATAGCACTATTCTTGATCTCATTTGCAACTGCGACAAGATTTGTCGCGCTGAATCCACTGAGAGATGCAATTGTGCCTACTTCTGCCTGAAGCTCATTGATACCGGCAACTGCACTAGCAGAATAAGTATTGAGCTCTCGTACTGTGGTACCATTCGTGATGTTTTCACCAATATCAGATACAGTATCGAGAGAGATGTTCGAGATTGTCTTGCTTGTCCCGCTAATCGTATTGCCTACAGAAAACGCGCCAGTAATATCATATACTACAGCAGAATTATCGCCTGAATCATACGAGAGTATTTTTGCAGTAGCACCAGACTGTGTGCTAGTAATTGTAGAACCGGCAGTAATAGTTCCAGCTCCATCAAAATAAATTCTGCTCTTGATGATGTCTGCGCCGACGAATGTTCCGCTTACTGGAGTGACAACCAGATTGACACCATTTACCGCAGTAACTGTGGCAGTCGCTCCCGTTACTGATCCTGTCAGTGTATTCCCTACCGAATAGGCAGCAGCACCCTTGTGCGTCAGAGTGCGATAACTGATGCGCGAGTCAATTGATGCTACCTCACCCAGGTTTTTGGCGACGGTGTTGGCCTTTTGACGCCATGCTTCAAATGTGTCAGTACGTAGAACTTGTGTGGACATGGATAGGTAGTAAGCTTATTGCTTCTGCTGTGAAGAGATCAAAGTTTTGACGAGTTGCTTGAGCTCGGTGATTTCGCACTTTAAGCTTTCAATCTCTGCCTGCTTTTGCTTCTTAGAATTCTTGATTGCAACGCGGCGATGATAAGCGCTTCGGTCTTTAGACACGATTGCCTTGGAATACATATCGCGTTCCAGAGACGGGTTGTCTTCGACCAGTGCTTTTTCTCGTGTTTCAAGCATCGGTCTATTTATTAACTTACCGCGACCGCTCTGAATTCCTTGCATGAAGGTACTCGAGAAGAATTATTGGAAGTAAATACAATCTTGATAGCAAATGCGGTAAATTGAACATCACCATCTACTGCGCCACTAGTAGCAAAATTCGCTGCCTTAAAGTCGGTAATATCGATGGTATATGACACCTCGGAGTATTTGTCAGGATTATCCGAGTAAGGAATTCCGTCTGCAGAATCATTGGTTGCTAGATTCCATCCGTAGTCGGTATCAAAGTTACCATCGGTATCGTCCGTGCGCTGAATCTTGTAATATATGCTGATATTAGATCCGGTAGGACGATTGAAAGAAACCCAAACCTTGATTGCAGATGCTGGGTCATTTAGCTCAACCTTACGAGTGATATACTTCGATAGCGCTGCTCCGCCAAGTGGAGCGGTTTCATCTGCATAATTTACCACATAGTTTGCATCGCTGTTATTTGGCAGGAAGAATATTGGCGTACTTACTGGAATTATACCAGTTGTGGCAGAAGAAATAGTAATAGTGTTTGAGTTTACATTAGTCACTAAAACGTCGTTTGGAATATACGGGCCGCGGACCTTGTAACCAACTACGATTCCGCTAGCGCTGGCCATTACAATCGTCGTTGCTCCATTTGCTGTAGTTGTGCTAGCATTGGTATACTGTGTAATTGCAGCAGCAGGATTATTGATACGGTTATTAACAGCAACAGCAGAACTACGCTCGAGGTCGATAACTGGCGAGAGATTATTTGCTTTAGATGTCAGCAAGCCTTTTAGGAATAATGACTTTGAATTAGCCACATTCATAAATGTACGGCCTACTGATGGCAATACAACTGCAGGAGCATCTACACTGATGTTCTTGTTGATGTCAACTCGAGTATATTCAGTGTCCAACTGATTTGGTATTTCGGTTCCGCCCAATGATTGGCCTGATGTCTTCTTCATCTTCCAGACAGATGAAGTATTCGGCATGCCCATCATATCGATAGATGGACGTAAAACATCGAATGGAACGTAATCTGTAGAAACTGCAGCGTCACCGCCGCCTAAACCAGAAGCAGTTGCGAGTGTGGTTACTCTGATTGTATATGAATCCGGCTCAACATCGATTACGTTATGTGTAGCATTTAATTCGGTAATCGGAATTCCATTGATAAGAGTAGGATTACCAGTGAGTAGAGTTAATTTAACAGCAGATTTTGCTGTACTACCAACCATTGGAAAAAATCCGTGATTGATATGGTGAATTCTAACAATATTTGAATTCTTGTATGTTTCTACTGGATCAGCATCTAGGCGCTTCTGAATATTATCGTCTTCGTTTAGAATAATAGTAGCAGCATTCGCGGTATCAAATACTGCGCGATGCAAAGTAAACTTAATATCGCGCATCTGATCCGCTGTCCAGGATGAAGCATTTGTGGCACGAAACATTACTCCGCCGTATGGATTATCGATGACTTTTCTACCAGCTCCTACTGAACCAATACCAGTAATATCATATCCAAATTTTTCTGATGCCCAAACTCGATATCGATCAGAATTAGATTGTATTACAAAGCAGTATTCTGTTCCTCCAGCAAGAAATACTGGCGCTTCAAAGTTAAAGCGCGTAGGAACAGTAGCATCAGAAGAAATACCAATAAATGGGATCGTCAAATCCTGAGAAATTGCACGCAGGCTCGCAAACGAAAATGGGATTACCTTATCAGTCGGCATTCCATCTTTCACTGTGCGAAGCTCGACATTTACTGGAAACCGATAATCGACCCTTGAAAAGAAAAGGTCAAGCCCAGTAGCAAAAATGCCACTGGGACTATCGATGGTGAACGTTTGAGCGAGAGGTTGTAGTATAGCCATGTGTAAATTCTTTCAGGTTTAACTATTCATTACCGATATCTACTGCCTCATCATATTCGGCCTGGAAGTCTGTAAATTCAACCTGTGCGTCATTATCGCTGTAGATAGTTTCTCCGTCATACTCCATGAAGTAGTCGGCCTCAGGTGTTTCTGTAGTTACTTGTTCAACATCAGTTTCTTCGTAGAAAATATCTGTAGTAGTTTCATCAATAGTTGGTCCTGGCCAGCATTCGTAATTAATCTGTTCAGGATTAATCTCTGGAATTATGAATTCTTCCGGTGAAATACATCCGATGATTGGATTTTCTGCATTCGGATCAGAAATTGCATCACCGACAATTTCAATAGCGGTATCGCATTCTTCTGTGACGTCTGTTGTAGTAGTTAGATTTGGATTATCGACGTTCGTTGGAGTATTGTTCGTTGTATCGATGCCAGTAAAGAATTGATTTGGCGAAGGTGGATATCCATATACTAGACCACCAGGTGCTTGACCATAAGCTTCTGATGGATACCATCCTTGTTTTCCTGCCTCTTCGTGCAATTCTTCGACTGGGCGAGGCTGTGGAGGATAATCCCATACTAGATATGGAGATCTATTAGTATATGGAGGATATGCCTCAATTGGATACCAACCCTTCCTTGCTTCTTCTGGCGGAACACTGACTGTAACCGCTGGTGGCTGCCATGGAGCTTCTGGTGTGGATGGTGGTGTAACTGGCGGAGTAATTGTAGTTTCCGTATTGGTTTGAACTACAATATTATACTTTGATGGAGGGCAAAGTATTACTTCGTTCGCTGGCACAGTTGGCGGAGTTACTAACGTTGTCGGAATAACATCGATGATTTCCACCGGTGTTGGTGGTGGAACAATTGGTGTTACCGATTCTGCATCAGTATCCATCTCTACGAGTTTTCCTACAGGCTGTGGCGGTGCTGGAGGCGGCGCTACGATTGGCTGTTCATCCTGACGAATATCAACTGGTGGATCTTCATATGCAGGCTCAACTGGTCGAAGTGTTGGCGTGAATTGGCCGCGGGCATCATATGCAACATCGGCATAAGATGATGCTAAGCGCTTATCAGCATTTCCAATATCTACCAGAGTAAACACTCGACGACCAGCACGGAACTTCATCTGGCTGTTGTTTGGAATAACAAATGAACCAGCGATTTCTCCGTATTCATTCGAGAATAACTCAGTATATCCCATAGGGTGCTGAGTATAATTAATGTAATCCTGGAAGAATGTTGGATCGTTACGATTGATATACGATGGGTCAATCGCATCACTTGTACCAGTATATGCTAGCAAATATGCTGGAAATACGTGCTCCTGACGAACATACTTACCAACATTTGCTCCATCAAAGAATGCATAAAACTTAGTATTTGGGCGCAGGTTCGTAGCCTTGAAGTAAATCTTGCGCGAACGAATGTATGGAACAACGTTGATCTCGACTGCTCGATCCGCATTGTACGATTCGGTTGTTCCTGGAGCAAGACCCACGCTGGTACCAGAAGTCAGTTGCGCCGTTGTATTTCTGTATGTCGGATCGATTCCTCCAGGGCCGACTGGTCCGGGAGACATATTTTCAGTGTCTGTTCCGTTATTGCGATCGGTGCCGTACCAATTGGTTTCCCAATAATTCCATAGCGTGCCAGTTGCAAGTTCTGGTGTGCTGAAGAATTTAAGTGAATCATATGCGCCATTGGCAGCATCGATCTTGACATCTGGCGCGATATGGTTTTCATTCCATTCGTCTGTACCAGGATACAACTTAATTTTGCCGGTCCAAGTATTTACTGCAAATGGATTTACGTCCTGCTCGTATGAAGCAAATGGCTGAGTGATAACCGGAGCAGAATAATAGTTTAGAGTAACAAGCGGTCCTGTCTGGCGATAATTCTGCGAAAGAGCAGTATTCAGACGAAGGTTAACATTTTCTTCGTAGAATAAAGGCCGAATCAGTCCATTGACTTTATCGACAGCTACGCTATAATCTGGGTGCGCCACTGCGCCAATTCCATGCGAAGTAAAGCTATCGACGACGAATCCGTTCTTATAGCGATCTACTCCATCAGCATCCAAGATTTGCTTGCTTGCTGTTTCTTTTTCTAGTAGTGAAAGCGCAGTATAATATTCAAGCTTCTGCACACGCTTTTCAATACGACCGATGTCACGCATCGTATAGCGGCGATGATCCAGACTCTTCGCCTTTACATCTTGCGTTCCAAAAGTATAAGGCGCAATCGTCAGGATATACATCGTCAGCGCATCCTGAATATCAGGAGGAGCAACTGGATTTAGAGACGGCACGCCTTCCTTAATCTTGACGTTACCGTATTGATCGAGGCATATCTTGTCAACTCGTCCCAGATAATACTCCATGTCGGTAGTAATATTTGGACGAGGAGCAGACATTTTCGTAGATGAAAATGCCGTCACTGCAGGACGGAAGTCTAAGCAATCTCTTAATGCGACTGTGCCACGCGATGAAGTAAATGTTGGAATATCTTCATAGTTCGTATATGAAGAAACTGCAAAGTAATCGCCATCTGCGCTATGGTTATACTTGTCAAATTTGACTAGCAGTCTTCCGGTTGGAGGATTTACACCAGCCTTAAGCTGCAGCGTACTGTAATCATAGTAAGTATCGCGCTGGCCAGTATCAAGAACGTAGCGATCAGAAATATCAGGATCTGATTCTGTAGCAGCTGTGCTAAAATCGGCAGACATATGAACTGCTTTGATACGAACAACATCGACAGTATTTAAGCTGTCATATGTGCTAGCGCTAGCAACAGTATTTGGGCTTGCGATTGCCAATGTCTGTGCCTGTAAAGTCTTTGTCTTAGGCGAAAGCGAGCGTTGCGTTGATGCAATTACTGTTACAGATGTATTTGATGCAACTGTGCCAGCAGCAAAATAAAGCGTTACTTTATTATAGTTTTGTCCGCTGACGCTTTCGATATCAACAGATGATGGCGTAATAATAGTTCCATCGACTTTTGCCACAATATAGTCCGAAGCAGATTCTGAAATAAAATATTGATAATTAACCTGAGGATTTAAAACAATTGTGTCATTTGGGGTGCCATCAACAATAGTACCAGCGAATGACTGCCGAACAGTATATGTCAAATCTGCTGTTGACTTAATAACGTCATACGGCAACTTATAAAGTAGCGAAACAGATGATGCATCTTGAATTTCTGCACCAGCAACCTGCGATCCAGTTCCGTCAATAATATACGTGTCTGCGGTAAATGTTACAGTAGCACTCGTGACACTTCTTACCTGTGCCATCGAATTACCAGAATTCAGAGTAACATCAAAAAGGTATAACTTAAAATTGCTGCCAGAAATGCGTTCCATCGAACGGACACGCGCAGTGCCAATAGTAGTACCACCACCGGTGATCGCACTCTTCAGATTGACATAACTAAAATTGGTAATATCTGGAAGACCAGTTACGTTATAAACAGTTAGGTAATTACCATAACCAGCATCGATTACTGCGTTAGTAAGACTCTTAAAGTTACGTGATTTCTTTAGAATCGCATATGCGGTAGATTGCAATTCTACTCGAAATCCATTGATGTATGCGACAGAAGGTTCAAGGCCAGCAGCGAGCTTATTTGATGCATAAGTTGCTGCTTGATTAGCCGTATTAATGCCAGCAACAGCATTCTGAATTTGATTCGCAGTGTATAAACCACCATTCGTGTAGGTATTTAGGTATTCACGAATGTCAATACCAAAAGGATTTACGACATAATTGCCAGATTCCTCGTAGGTACGCTGAGCCATGGTCTTCATGATCTCAGTGTATTCCGTGCGATTCTGTTTCTTTACTTTTCCATCCTCAACTGTTAATACGAGAATGAAGTTGTCTAGAGTATCATCGTACTGAGCAGGATTCCAATTTTCCACATCCAGATTCATCAAAATCTGATAGCGGTGTGCTCCTGGGGCACCGGTATTTGGAGTTCCTAGCGCATTATCATTTAACGTAGTATCATCAACTGGAGTGACCTTTCTTTCCTCTACGCGGTATACTACTCTGCACCATGGGTTCTGGCGGTAACGAGATGCAATGATAGATGCAGCTGGAGTATGCACGAAGCATCCGTTGATATAGTAAACGCCTTCTTCAACCGAGACGCGAGTGCCAAATCCGGTAGGATTGATGTTTCCGTTTTCCAGTGGCTTTGCGCGGAATGCAACCCGTCCTGTTACCGCACCGCTATCAGAGTCATATTTTTGAAGCAAAATATATTCTTCGGCCGCAAATGCTTTTACTAATCCTGCATTCGTGGCATTTGTTCCACCAGAATTAAGATACTCGACATACAATGTCAGCGGTTCTGCACCTTCTGGTGGAACAATATCGATAATCTTAGCGTGCAAGCCATTTGTTGCGCCAAATAAAGTAGCACCAATCAAAACATAATTGCCGTTTCCATCCTTTTCAAGGTATAGGCTTTCATTTCCAGTATACGTATTACCTCCTTGAGCAGGATATGTGGTAGTTTGGGCTGAAGATTCCACCTTAACATAAGCAATCTTATTGTTAATCGTGGCCAAACCTCCCATGACCTTCGTTCCATCCTTAAAGAAGTGATTACCGAAACGCTCGATCTGAGCCTGAATCGAGGTTTGCAGCTGCGTAAGTTCACGAGCCTGGACTGAATAACCAGGACGGAAAAGAACTCTCAGATAGTTCTTATCTTTATTAAAGTCGTCCCAGTAGGGTGATTCGTTAAAATAAGTGATCGCCATGTTAGAAAGTATAAGATATCTTAGAACTCAACGATGATACGAATGTCTTCAATCTGAGATTCTGTACGTTGAATTGGGGATGTACGATTTTCAAGGAATATGATATCTCCAGAAAAGTGAACATACTCCGAAGGAGTGATCGTGTTTATTACCCCACTTGCAGATGATGTAGACGCTGCACCAGTATATGCTTCGATTGTATTGGTAGTGGCGAACGCAACGTATCCGGTTTTATCGTTTTGATGAATTCCTAGCTTCTTCACACCGCCAGATAAAGATTGCACAGAATCGATGAATGCCCTTGCCGGTGGATTTGCGCCATTCGTAATATAATCTCCAACGCTAAATGTTCCTGTGGAACCACTGTTAAGCGTTAGGTATGTTACTGCAGATAGAGTACTTGCTATAGCAGGAATTGAATTTCCACCGGAAAGTTCCTTTGGCTTTCTAATCAATCCAACCTGACGGAATTGTGTATCAACAGCAAAATCACCGGCGCCTTCTTGGCCGGTGAGTGTAGCAGCAACGCCGACATAATAGCCGCCAAGTTCAGCGGAGGGGTCAGATCCATGGCCATTCTTTGGCGAAAGAACAGCACGCGCCACGCAGCCCGCGCCGCCTCCTCCACTAAGCTCAACGAATGCAACGTTATAATTTGATCCGGGGTTAGTAATTACAAATCTTACTACCTTACCACCAGAAACAGTGGCCGTTGCTGTGGCGCCAGAACCATCTCCTAAAATAGTTACTGTCGGAGCGGAAGTGTATCCGCTACCGCCAAAGTTAAGTGTCGTGGCAGTTGGATCATCGGGATCAATCGCAATGCTGTAAATCTTACCTTTGATAGTTGAGGTCGCAGCATTTTGGAATTCTAACCGAGCAGTATCATCTGTATCAATAGTTCCAAATTCACCAACAGTTGTAGCGTTATTAAGAGTAATACTTGAGATTGTTTTGCCGCCGGCGCCAACGATTGCTTCTGCCGCGTTAAATGTGCCTCTGACGTTATAGACCACTAACGTATTCGTGTTAACAGAAAATACTTTGGCGGTTGCTCCAGATGTTGCGCCCACAATCGTATCACCTACGGATGGAACTGTACCACTGCCGGTTAAGACAATTGTGCTTCCACCGATAACTGTCTTAATAGGAATATAGTTATTCGTTAAAAACTTTGCAGCTTCTGTGGCACTGACCTTATACATGTACTTCCAGATATAACCATCTGAGTATTCAACGGGGTCTCCAGTAAGAACTCCTCCTGGTGTAGTAGGATTATGTGTTGGCTTTACGGTTGAAGGCAAAAGAGTGCCTGTAGAAGAACGAGGTGCATAGAGGCACTTATATACAGTGAACGAATCTGTTAGTACATAAAATGGTACATCGTTTCCGCGATCAAAAATGTCCGGATTATTATCATCCCATGCAGAATACGTATCTCCAGAAACCCAATTATAACGAGGGATTAGATTGATGACATCGACTCCAGTAATGCTCTTAAGAGCAATCATATTGCGATCAGCATCCTGAGTAGTAAGAAGTGAGTCGACTGGATTACCACTATTTGGTGCAACATCTGTTGTGCCCGTAAGCGACGTTGACCACTTATCAGACTTTCCGATGAAAAGATATACGTTCTCGGAGTCGGACGTGATGTTATTCTTGAAGTTCTTCGCGTTTAAATTGCGAAAGTCTGATGTGATAATGGCTGACATAGTGACTTAGAAATTACGTTGTAGAATTACCGCTCCGGTATTGTAGTAAGGAATGACGTTATTTATAGAGTCCTGGATAGTGTATTGAATGAAACGATCTATCGGATTTTCATTGATAAACTTTGTGGATTCTAGTGTTCTATGGGTAGCAAATTGCAGTCCAGGATTCTGGCCCTCGAACTGAAGTATGAGTTTGATGGCGTAATCTGCCAATGCCCTCATATTCTGATAGTTTAGAACAGGATCTCCGTCAGGATTGATAGTGATATAATCGGCATAAGCAAGTTCGATCAGATTGACAAGATCGGCAGCAGAAATCAATCCAGGCTGATTAAGTGGCATTCTACTGTTTAGCTTTTCGGATAGCTGCTGAATTGCCTCAAGTACCAGGAAGATCTGCCCAAAGAATATAAATCCTGCAGGATGAACTAGACGGTTAAATGGATCTTTCCATGCATCGACGTTCAAGCCAGTCTTAACTACATAAGAATATCTTTGATAATAATACGAATCGTGCAGCTTCTTAATGTTTGATGTAAACCCGTTTGAATCAGAATATTGAGAAGCAACCAAGGAAACTCCGCTGATTGATGTAGAAGCTACGGTTTGATCCACGCCCACTACATAAGTGCCTACTCCCCCAGTCGTGGATGGTCCAAATTGCTTGATCGTTGTTCCTGGTAAAACTCTACCACCGTAAATTTTAGATCCAATAGTGATTGCGCCAGATTTTATACCACTGACAGTTAATGTTGCTCCAGATATACTACCAGTAAATTCAGCCCCGGCCGCAGAGAAAGTTGTTCCAGATTTAACAATTTGCGTGAGAGTAGTTGAACTTACAGTTTGGCTGAAGTTGACAACATATGTTCCAGTTCCGCCAGACCCAGTTATAGTTTTGGTTATTGATGCGCTACCTAAATCCGATGTATAAGTTGCTGAAGCAATTGAATTAAAAACTACGAACGTAAAGGTAGTACTATTTGGAATAGATGCGATGGTCCAAGATCCGTTTAATTTCAACTGTTCTGTGCCAACAGCTCCAGAAATTTCAATAATATCTCCGGCAGTATATCCACTTGTCGAAGCAACTGTTGCAGTTACAGTAGTTGTTCCATTTGCAATATAATTAGTAACACTTGTAACAACTGCAGGGGGTGTTATGATAGTAGTGCCGGAAGTAACGCCGGTACCAATGATCTGAGTGCCTATTTCAATTTCAGAAGAACCAACGCCCATTGAAGTAACTGTTAGCGTTGTTCCAGAAATTGACCCAGTAAAAGTACTAGGTGTCCACAGTAAGGTATATGTTCCTGTACCACCTGATCCTGTTCCTAATCCAGAAATTTTTACAGTTGATGTGATTCCTGGACCGGATAAAACCATTCCTACTGCTATTGTACCAGATTCTACTGCAGTAACAGTTAAAGTATCTCCAGAAATAGATCCTGTAAAATATGCTCCAGAACTATTCATCGGTGTTTTACCAATGTTCTGACTTACACCAACAGAATACGTTCCGGTGTATCCTATGCCAGTTCCTAAACCATTGATGATTGTTCCAGGAGCAATTCCGGCTCCAGTAAGTAATACATCTTCGTCCAATGATCCAGATTCGACAGATGATACTGTAAGTGTGGTGCCAGAAATAGATCCAGTAAATTTGCTATTAACAGAGGTCCAATTACCAGATGATGGCTTAAAAGTATCGGTAAATGGATAATATACTTCAGCGCTTTGTTGGAATATGATTCTGAAGAAAAGCTCGATTGAGTTTTCCGAGCCTCTTAGAGAGTAATACTTTAGTAGATTTTTATACAGATTAACTGTATCTGTAGTAAATTTACCCGGAACGTTAATAGCTGTTTCACGTTGTAGTACCTCGAGATATCTGTTTGTGGCTCTATCAATATCTCGTTCTTCCATAATGCGATTAATCTCAAAGCTTGGATTATCGTAAATGTTCTGAACAGTAGAAATATTTCTGGTGCAATTTGATTCTGTACCAACTAAAGCTTCTCCACGAACAAATTCACCATCGGCATTGTGTACTAATAGAATATTATTGTCAAACTTAGCAACAGTTGCAGTAATGATACCTCCTGCGGAAGTACTCATTTCTACTTCTTCGCCAATTTTATATTGGCCAGCACCCGCCTGAACAGTAATAAAAAACGAAGTTTTACCATCTCGATTTACGAGGTCATAGTAATCTTTCAGAAATTCTACTAGCACTGCTGATTTTTCGCGCAGCGCATCAGGTATAAGAGACTCAACTCTTACTGCTTCTTTTGTTTTTTTCTTGACGCTGACTGTCGACTCAACGTAGGACATAATTAGCGATGTCGAGGTGTCGTGGTATATGAACTTGTTCCTGCTGCGCCTGAAACAGCAATTGCATCAATTTCGGCTTTTACAGTAACATATGTCTGATCTATTTCGAGCAACTGATTTCTTTTTGGAGCAATGTCAAACGAGTTTGGTAAAGCAATAATGCGAATGTCTGGTGGATTTACGTTTACTGTTGTGTAATCTACTGTAAAACGATTTAGCACTACTCTTCCAGCGCTAGAATATATTCTACCAGCATTTGCAATCTTCTTTCGATTACCTTCTACTACTCTATAAATGTAAACATTTCTATCAGTTGTACCAGCAATTGGTTCGTCGCCAAAAAAGTGTTCTAAACCTCCCATCATAAACCCGGATGAAGAAAGAACAGCTGTTGTCGATTGTGTGGTATATGTCGGTACTGGAAAATCGAGTGTAAATGAATTCGTCAAACCATTTGGTTTTGGTGTAATCCACTTGAACATATACGGACGAGCAACCGAATTAAGAATCGATGGCTCAGAGTTATCGATTGATCCTAGGAACTGAGAGAAACGAAATACGCCGTCAAATTTTTGTAAGTTCTGGTCATTGTACTTACGAATGATGTCACGGACATATGATTCAAGTGCAGGTGTAGTCTTGTCAGTTAAATTAGAATTGTATTTGATAAAGGCTTCGACCTCCAAATAAGTAAATTCTGGATCAATTATGACCGGCTCAATTGATACGACGTTTTTACCTTTTAAAATGCTATCGGTGATCTGAAGTTTTTCGGCTTCATTTAAGAAATCTTTACCAGAAGGCTTAATTGCGATGTAGACTTTACCATAATTTGGCTCAGGATCTGTTTCGCCGCCCCAAACAGAAATAGCATCGATTCCTCCAAACTCGCGGAGAATGATCGCGCGGTAATCTTCGGAAGTTACTGCACGATTTTGTGTGATAAATGCCAGCGGAGAATTGTAACGAATCGATTCGGTGCTTTCCTTTTCTGCACCGCCGTACGAATTTGTTATCGTAGTTATTACCGCACTATTTACTGGAATAGTTGCTGTCGCGCCTGTTGTTGATCCTGGTATTATGTATGTAAATGCTTGTGCGGATTGAAAATTGGCAGCGCCATTTGCAATTCTGCCATTTGTATAAACATACTCGATCTCGACAATATTATTTGATCCAGGCTTGATGCCTAGATTATTGTCGCCAAAATAAACCTCGTATTTGCCATCAGCATTTTCCTGCAAGAAATAAACCTTTGATGAATTATTTAAGCCGATCAGAGTACTGAACTGAGTATAGATGGAAAATTCCTCGCCATCGTTGACACGAACTCTCATTGTAGTAGAATCTACAGTAGTATCAGGAATTTCATATTTCTGATTCTCGATCAATTCATCCACACGATAAATCATTTTCTTTAACGTGCCCTGTTTAAGAACTACGCTAGTAAATGTGTAAGTATTCGTTGCTATGTTTAGCGGAACAGCTGGTTTTGGTTCTAGTACTACAAATGTATACTTCGAAGAGTCAACTGTAGTACTAAATTTATGTCCTCTATCCAAAGACAAGAATGGTGGTGGATTCGATGTTGGCGCCGTTACTACCACATCCACTACTGCAGTAGATGCAATTGTTGAACGCGGAACATATCCTAGAAGCTTAGCGTGAGAAACAACGTTGCCGCGCAATTGTGCAGAATCCAAGAATGCTTCGTTTAGCGCTAGGTGTGCTGTGACGGCATTGTAGTGCGTATTGTACGCTAAAACGTCAAGTAAAATTGACAGGCCAGATCCGTCGAAGTCCCAGTCATTGTACTTGCTTTGATTCTTGAAGTGTGACTTGATCGACTCTTTAAGTGTCGCGAAGTCTAGTTCTGAAACATTGATCTGTGCCATAGGTAGAAAGTATTAGCGGATTCTCTTAAGGTAAAGAGTTATGTCCACTCTTTGATCGATTGCGATGACGCGAAAGCCGATATTGATATTGTATGCATTTCTATCAGAATTATCAATGATCTCTACAACTACACTATCGGCGCGCGGTTCAAACTTTTTGATTACACGCTTGATCTCTTCGCGCATTGCTGACATAGTAAAGTTATCAGCCGGCTCGAATAACAATGCTGACACATTTGACCCCAGCGCAGGCTGAAAGGGTCTATCATAGAAATTGCTTAAAATAAGATTCTTAATTGAGTTCTTAACGGCGTCAATATCAACAAGCGGAACAATATCTCGAAAAGTAGGATTAAGAGCAAGCGAAAGGTCCAGATCAGAATACAACCGTTTCTTCGATACAATCGATGATCGACGGCTGACGTAAAGCTCGTTTACGTTGTAGTCTGAGAGTGCAGAACTCATGGGTTTGTCTATTTATCAGGAATTCCTAGGCTTAATCCTGACTCTCGTTTTGCACATATCGGGCGTATGGAGCAACTACAGTTTCTTCTTCTTTCAGTATAGCATCGATTTGGTCCAATTTACCTTCAAGGCTGGCATCCTCCGGATGCTCGGAGTCCGATACAATATTGTCTCTGTATGCCTCGACGTTTTCTTCAGGTAATACTCCACCAATTGCTGCCGTTTTTCTATCCGCATAAGTAAGCAATTTGTTTCTCGCGCGCGGATCGGTGATTGTTTTAGCAACCGCATTAATCTTTGCCGACACGCTGGTCGTGTATTTTCTGATATCAGAAAAGGTAGCACCGGACGCACCAGATGTTACTTTCTTTGTATTGTCGATCACACTATTAACCAGTGATTCTGCTGCAGCTGGATTCGTATTCGGTATGACCGCCGCTAATGATCCCAGTTTTATTTTGCCTGTTAGCGGATTCAAATTAAAGTTAGGAGCATCGGTGCAGTAATCAAATATAGCCCGCGGATCTCTTGCAATTGACTGCGCTTGTGCAACCAGTGAAGTAAGCCCCTTTACAGATCCAGACCACTTTTCAATAAACTGCGCAATTTGTACCGGATCTTTAGATGTCGATATTGCTTTTAATTCCGACTGAAACGATACTACGGTTTCTTGAATAGCCTTAACATCGTTCATTGCGCTGTTCACTTCTGGTATTAAACTCAGCAATGTGGCAGCAGCAGCTTTTTTATTCTTAAGTAGTTCTTTGATCTGTTTCTTTGCCTGAGTAACTTGTGTAAGCGCAGCATTGGCATCGCACAGAAGCTTAGGTGGAGCAGGAATCTGCGGAACCTGAATCGGAGTCGACGGTATATCTGGAATTTTGATTGGCATATTATTGCGGCAGGCCAGTTAATGCTAATCCGCTTGCAACACCAGAGTGCTTGTGAGTTGTCAGTGAAATTGATGTTGCGCCTGCGGTAACGTTTGATGTTGCAGCAAGTACGCCGGTGACATTGACGTTATTACCAATATTCGTGACAGAAGCAGTAATACTTTGCGTACCGCTAATCGACATAGTTTGAGTACCGCTGACACTCGTGGATTGATTACCACCGATTGTTTCAGATACCGCACCAGTGACGTTTACTGTCTGCGCAGCGCCAAATATCTGCGTGACATTTCCAGTAATATCCATTTCCAGCGTTGATGCTGAGCTTAACGACATAAACTCATTTGATACTACAATCAAATGACCAGTTGTAGTGCATTCGAAGTGTGACCCAGTATATTCCTGCCGTTCGCCAATTACGATATGACCGTCATTTCCGTTAACAAGAACATCTGAGTTTCCCGCAATCGTTTCGTCTTTATTTCCGTCTCGAATGATTGTTGTATTTCCACCGATGCGCGAGATTCTGTCATTGATGACGTTTGATGCATAATCCTGACCAATCTCGATATGCTCAGATTGACCAATCTTTGATTGGCGCGTTCCTTTAATATATTCTGTCTTGTTACCTTCTACCTCGATGTGGTAATTGCCCTTGATTAGTTGTCTTAGGTCACCATCGATTGTGATATTTGCTGAGCCTTTGATATAGATGTTATCGTTGCCTAGCACGACTACATAATTGTCTCCCACAATAGTTGTAGTCTTATCGCCCGCATTATTGATTTCAGTATATGTACCTGAGCGATGCATTTCCATTAATCGACCGTAGTACGGAGTATCGTCGATTTCCTTGACGTGTCCAGACTCCGAATGATAAGAATGATTCATTGGGTAAACTGGATTTACCACATCATCTACATCCCAAACACTCCACGTCTTTCTTTCGTAATAGCTGTCTGAATCTGCAGGAACAACTGATTCAACCTTTGGCGGAATTGCTGTTTCAATGCTTTCCTGCCGAAGATCTTTTCTACGAGAATATGCGGGAGCATCTTTATATCTGTCACTTGACTCTCGAGGCATATCCGGTTGATCGACTAATCCGGGAAGCGGATAAGCTTCATCCGGATCACAAAATCCTTTTGTGCGATCAACCTCGGTAGAAATAGCAGGAATAGTTCCTAGCACGATTGGATCCTGAGCAGATGGGCCATCGCGGAAAAATCCAACGACCCATGATCCCTGCAGCACACCAGTTGCAGAATAACCAATTCCTGACATCGATGCAGAATGAATTGGCGTCATCACGGAAGCCCATGGAAGATCTTCCGTAGCAATTTCTGTTTTGTTCGCAGTATGATAACCGAAGCACCTTACTCTTACTCGCCCCATTTGCAAAGGATCAAGTATGTCTTCAACAACACCAGTAAACCAACTAAAATGGCCGCCTACGAAATGGTCAATCGTATTCATCGTATTCTTCAAAAATATAAGAGAAGGAATCCTTCTTTATTCTAATCTGCATGAAATACTCGTTTCCAAATGAATGCTTTACTCCAGTAACAATATAGCGGCCAGATAAAAATTCATCTTTTGATTGTCCGCCCTTGGCTTTGTCTTCTCTTATTTCAACATCCGGATCTTGAGGCTTTACGAGCTGTATATTGACACATTTGCCAGAACGCATGAGTGCGTCTCCGTAAAGCTGTAGTTCATGCACAATCGAATCTAAATTTTCAATATAAGAAATAGCTTTGTTCAGTGTATTTCCTGTGGTCGACTGATGATAATTTACTTCACCAGAAGTAGCGTCATAAGATAATGTATTGAGCGAAATGTTATTAACATGAGACTCATCATATTCATTTAATGATCGCTCATTTGGCATAACTTTAAACATTGATGAGATTGATTTACCTTTATCAATCCATACCATCGAATCAAATTCGCTGATATAATCAAAAGCATCTTCGTAAAAGTATTTCTTTGCTATATCTACATATTTTGTGCTACTTGAATACGCGCCTTGTGATCCCGGCACAAATTTAGATAAGTGGATATCAGAAGATATTCCAAGAATTCTCGAGGACATTTGCAGATATGCCTGCGTATGGTCATCGAATAACTCATTTGTAAAAAACTTACCTTCTCTATATTCCCGATGAGGATAGTTATTTGAGGATACAAAATCAGAGTATGACTGAATCATCAGTTTATCTGATAGTGTTTCGTAGCAAAATATAGGTGCAGAATTTTCATCAAAGCTGCGGCGCAATATCCATGCGATCGCACTCAGTGGATCAAGATAAGGAATAATTACTCGCATCTGAGGCGAGGAAAGGTTTGATACAATAATCTTATTCTCTTCGTATCCTAGATCATTAACTAAAATGTTTTTAATAATATTAACTGCGTTATCGTTATATGCTCGAGATATCTTTTTAAATTTAGCAAGATATGCATGAGGAGAAATTGCGCGAATTACAAATGCTTGCGAGCGGTTATTTGATGCTTTAGCAAATACCGGATATTCAGTTGCAATAAATGTATGTTCGATAGTTACCTCATCAAGATAACCTTCTTCTGGAAAAATGTCTTCTTGATATTCGTTTTTTGAGAATGACACGAGAATCTTTTCTTGACCAGATATCTGGTATTCCTCGATGAAGTTAACATCATCCCTGACATTCATTTCAAGCGCCAGAAATGGAGAATAAATGCTTTCGGTAATAAAGAAATCAGTGACTAAACCAGCAATGTCTACTTCTCTTCCACCGTGGTTAGTCAGTATAATCTTGTTGATCCGATACGCAGACGGATTAACACCGGAAGAACCTCCGGGAGAAAGATTGACATTAGTTAGCATTGATCAGAGTGCGATACTGGTGCGCAAACTGATTGATGAGCGATGGCTTGATAATTCGAATGTCAGCGCGCTCGTCATTCAGTTTGCTTTCATATTCATAATTCTTAACAGGAGTCAAATTAAGATTTTCTAAATTTCCTTCTACTTCTACGGAGTCAAAATAATATGGATCATAAGATATATTGCCTTCCGCATCTTCGTAGTGATGAACTGCATTTCTAAATTCTGTCCACTCCTCAATTCGTAATTCATGCGTATCACTTATAATTCTACCAGTTTCAACAAATGGAGGATTAGTTAACTCAACGACATCTTTGATTATGAGCTGAGCCAATTGAGTATTTCTGGCGTATACTATTCCCGTTGCGGTAGTGATTCCTTCATGAGTGGCAGATACAGGAGTGCCTATAGGAAATTCATTTGCAAGCGTGTTCGTTGCTAATTTTTCACCATCTAAATTTACAACGACATCGACCTTAGAACTAATAGCATATCCACCGTACTCTTCCTTCATGTAATCCTCAAACACCTCTGGGGACATTGGCCAATTTGCCAACCCAGATTTAAGATGGTCATTAATAATAAAGAATGTCCAATAGTACTCTGGTGTTCCATATAGTTTCATCGATACTACATCCGGTCGCTCGCCATTTTGAACTTTATAGTATGAGTATACGGAAACATCATCAAGCAGTGCAAGGTCTGCATTAACATACCTAAAGAAATCTACAATTTCATAATTGACTCCTCGATTAAAGAAATCGTAATTAGTTTTTGGAAACTGACGAAAGAATGGCATATGCTTTAAGATGAATAATCAGCAAGTCTGTATAGATCGTCGCGCGTCAGAGCCTTGGCCTCTTCAAACCTTAACGAAATGTCTACTTCAACGGGTGATCCGTCAGGATGAAATAGATTTGAGCCAGCATTATAAGTTGAATTTACTGCAGTCAAAAAGCACTCATCATAAATTCTAGGAATGTGTGTGTTTTCTAAACCGTTTATATTGTAAAACTTAATTGACCAAGTAGGCGGAAAATTGAGAATTGCGCCGCCCAATTCTGTACTTGGATAAATGTTCAGACGAAAAATAGTATTGATATCACGAATCATCTTGGCATCTGATTCATTTTTGGCCATCATCTTAAATGCAAACTCAAATGTACGAATTGACATTCCCTGAAACGAAGTTCTTTTATTTGGCGACATCAGTCTCCCAGTGCCTAGCGTAAGTGCATCTGAAGTCTTTTGATATCCTTTTGCTTTAGCAAGAATTGAAGCGCCAATACCAGCAGTAACGCCAACCGCTTTGCCTGCTCCTTGTCCTGCAGTAGGCCCCATACCTTTGTCAATTTCTATACCAAGCAAACCTAGGTCAACCGACGAATATTCAGCCTGATCTGAAAATGTTAGGCCGGCTGGAATTGGAAAGTAAATATAACTTGATCCAGTGCGGAATGCCATATGAGGATAACCTGCAGAGCTATTACGCATATTAGAAGGAAAAACGAATATACCCGAACTTCCAGCTGTGGTGTATCTTTCGATGTTTCTAACAGCACGCGCCTCGGCAGTTACTCGAGCACCGGAGTTCTCTAGTATATTCGTGGCTGCAGCCGCAATATTCTGCAAACTAGATTCTGAATTAGAGGGCATAAATAGTTAGAAGACTCGAGGAATCAAACTATTTATATGTCTTACAAGGGTAAATTCTCACCGCAGAATCCATCAAAGTATCGAGGCGATATTACCAATATTGTGTATCGATCTCTGTGGGAGCGACAACTGTTTCGTTGGCTAGATTGTGCAGACTTTGTAAAGACATGGTCATCAGAAGAAGTAATTGTGCCATACCGCTGCAAAACAGATGGCCGGATTCACCGTTACTTTGTCGATGCAAAGATCGAGTTTACTGATGGTCGCATACTGCTTGTCGAAATCAAGCCTAAGAAAGAATCGCAGCCACCTAAGAACCCAGGTAAGAAAACGCGCAAGTATATTACTGAGGTAATGACATACGCTAAAAACATCAGTAAGTGGGAGGCTGCAAATGCTTATGCACTTGACAGAGGATGGAAGTTTGAGGTATGGACTGAGGAAACGCTGAAAGGACTGGGGATTAAAATACTTTGAAGATGGGCTATAAATAGATGCCACGATGCCATCACTATTCTCATCGCTTCGCCAGGAGCTTCAGGGCACTGGTTATGCTGCTCGCTCGAAAGAGGCGAGAGACTGGTTCGTAGAAAGAGTCAAAGAACTCAACGGTCGCATCAATCGCAATAAGTTACTCAGAGACACAGAGGTCAAACAACAGAATCTTCCAAAATGGGGATTCATGTATATGTTCCTTTATGATGCAAAGTACAAAGAAACGCTGCCATACTTTGATAGGTTTCCGCTTGTCATTATGCTTGCGCCAGCACCGGGCGGATTTCTGGGGATGAATCTGCATTACTTACACCCGCGCATTCGTGCAATATTTCTAGATCGTCTGCTTGAAACAATTTCTGATGATGTTTTGACAGAACGAACTCGGTTAAGAGTTCGATATGAATTGCTGAACAGAGCAAGAAAGATGCGTTACTTTGCTCCGTGTTTAAAGCATTATTTGTTTGAGCAGATGAAGTCGCGCCCAGCGCAGATCATGGCTCCAGACTGGGAAACAGCAATCTTTCTGCCCACAGAACATTTCAAGGGTGCTCAAAAGGCTGCTGTCTGGCGAGACTCTAAGTCAATTTACCAAAAGGCATAATTATGGCGCTGAATTCTATTAACGATCTAAAGGCAGCTATCTCGCGAGGCAACGGTCTTGCTGCTACAAATCGGTTCAACGTCATTATGACTCCTCCTCGAGGCATTGCATCGATTCCACAAGAATTTACTATCCTCTGCGAAAATGCAAGCTTTCCAGGAAAGCAAATATTGACTGCCGATTACGGCTTGTTGCGCCAGACAGAAAAAATGCCAACTGGTTATATGAACGAGGAAGTGGTATTTACGTTCTTGCTGACAAATCAATATTCGATGAAGAGAATATTTGAATCATGGCTTGACACAGTATTAAACGTCAATCGATATAGAGCAGCATACAAGAACGATTATTCGGCCGATGTTGTTATTCAGCAACTTGACAAAGAGAATACTGTTGTCTACGAAGTAAAGCTAAAAGAAGCATTTCCAATTACTGTAAGCGCAATTGGCTTCGATAATGCTGCAGAGAATTCAGTGCAGAAGATGACAGTTACTATGGCATTTACTGACTATGAAGTGAATTGAATTTAACCCGTAATTATTATGGCACTACCTAAAATCGATATACCAAAGTATGAAGTGAAGATTCCGTCAACCGGAAAGACTGTCATGTACCGTCCTTATCTGGTCAAGGAAGAGAAGATACTGATGATCGCGCTCGAATCAAAGAGCAATTCACAGATCATGACAGCAATGAAGGACATCGTTTCCTCTTGCACTTTTAACAAGATTGATCCTGACAAGTTGTGTACGTTCGACCTCGAATACTTGTTCCTCAAGCTGCGTTCTAAATCTGTTGGTGAAGTTTCTCGTGTGGGCATCAAGTGCAAACACTGTGAGGCCGTCAATAAGATTGAGATCAATCTCGATGAGGTACAAGTACAGTTTCCTGAAAAGGTCGAAAAGAAGATTCAGCTAAATGACGAAGTCGGTATCACGCTGAACTATCCAAAGGCTGACTTTCTTTCTGACCAGGATACTAAGCTTACGCCAGAAGCTATCACCAACGTCATCATCGCCTGCATCGATACGATCTACGATAAGGACGGAGTATATCACGCGGCAGAGCATAAGCGTGAAGAACTTGCCGAATTCGTAGATTCGCTGAATCAGGCACAATTTCTGAAGATTCAGGAATTCATTTCCAGCATGCCTAAGCTACAAATGGACATCAAGTTCAAGTGCGAAAAGTGCAAGAAGGAAAACGAATTTGAGATCTCAGGTTTGCAGAATTTTTTCAACTAGCCCTCTCTCACGACAATCTTCTGAACTATTATCAGACTAATTTTGCAATGATGCAGCATCACCACTACAGTTTAACAGAGCTTGAGGACATGCTGCCATGGGAGAGGGAAATCTACGTTCACCTGCTATCGGAACACGTTAAGCAGGAAAACGAAAGAATTCAAAAGCTCAATTCTAAAAAGTAAACTACGATGGACGAGACAAAAAAGACAACAGATCCGATAGTATCATCGCCCGATGTTACGGCCTCGTCCATCACGCCCACCGCTGCACCTGTAGTAGAAACAAGAGCGGCAGCATCAAAGAAAGCACCTGCCGCAAAGAAACGCGGATCAACGACATCAAGCAAGGCAGCTAAGTCATCGAGTGATGGGTTGAAGAAGTTAACAGAAAAGATGGAAAAGCTCCGTATTGAGATGAATGATGTCTCAACATGGACTGAAATGATAGCGACAGACATTTCTGATTTCTTGGCAAAGGCGGCCCCGACATCTATTCCTATCGCGGCGGCTGTAGCTGCAGCGCCAGCAGCCGAAGAAAAAGAAGAATCTAAACTTGATGTCGCAATATTTGATAAGATACTAAGCTCCTTGGTGGATATCAAGGGGACATCATTTGCCACATCTTCAATTGTAATTGACTTATACCGTCCAATCGTAGCAATTGCTAATGATATTGGTTTTATTGCTAATATGATGGTGCAGGATTCGGAACTTGCAAACGCTCGTCGTCAGCAAGAAGAAGAAAATCGGCGAGAATTCATGGCGCTGCTTGAAAAATTAACAAAGCGGCCACCAGAAGAAAAGAAAGATAAGGACAAAGACGAAGATGGTAAATTAGGACTGATGGGTTGGGTTGCTGGATTGCTGGGTGCAGCAAGTGGTTTCATCATTGGACTTGCAAAGGAACTGGGCTCTATCTTTAAAAACATTATCAAGATGGTGAAGGAGTCAAAGCTCGGTAAAGCAATTGGCAAATTCATAGATGATCTCGGCAAATCATTCGAGCGCGCATGGAGCAGAATTAAGGCGCTCCCTAGACTGATTGCATCTAAACTACCTGAGATGTTTTCGCGTTTAGGGCAGAATATAGCTACTGCATTTGATAACTTCATGAAGACTGGTGAAAGAATGATCTCTAGATTTAGAGCATACATTCGCCTGATATCTGACAACCCTGTCTTTAAAGCTATCGAAAAGACAGTTGCTAAAGTTGGAACACTGTTAAGCGCCGCGGGAAATAAGATTACTGCAGCGGTGACAGGTGTTAAGAATTTCTTTACGTTTGTGGCAGATGCATTTAAGCCAGTTAAGGAAGCATTCGCAAGTGTTGTATCGAAGTTTAATTCTGTCAAGAATCTGGTAAAAGGCGCTGATGCCGCTGGCGATTCGATCGGTATCATCGGCAAAGCAGTCAATACTCTGAAAGGAATCTGGGGTGCGATCACAAAGCCATTCAAGGTATTCCTTCAGCTTGGCGAAGCGCTCGGATCACTCGCAGGAAAGGTGTTTGGATTTTTAGGTAAGCTTGCCGCCAAACTATTCTTGCCGCTGACGATACTAATGGGAATTTGGGACTTCTTTAAAGGATTCAGCGAAAAGGAAGGTAGCATCGGTGATAAATTTAAAGAAGGTATGGTTGGATTAGTCAACGGCCTAATCGGATGGCTTGTCGATATACCAAAAAGCATCATCAGCTGGATTGCAGGCAAACTTGGATTTAAAGAAATTGAAAAAGAACTTGATATGTTCAACTTTAAGGACTTCATTAGAGAGTTCATAAACGTTGGACAAGAAATGTTCGAAGGCATATTCAATTTCTTTATGAATACGCTGCCAGAATTAGTCGGTAAAATAACCGATGTAATTGCTGGTTACTTTACAAGCGTATGGGAAAACTTCAAGGGCGTATTCGTAGGATTAAAGGATATGCTGCTTGGCAAGATTGATTTCGTAGACTTCTTCAAGGGCATTGTGGCTGGATTGATAAAGGTATTACTTGCGCCAGTCAATTCACTTGGTAAACTCGTAGGATTTGATATCACGAACAAAGCATTGGATATGCTCGGCCTGGGCGGCGAGGCATCTGCTACTGGCGGCGGTAGTGCTATAGCAGCGCCTACATCTTCTGCTCGTACACAAGCTGAGGCAGCAGCACTAGATCGTATCGATGCATATGCGAGCACTCTTAAGCCAACAACTGCGCTCGATAAGCGCTTGGCGATGGAAAGCATTACACCGATGACTAATGCGACGGGCACAGTTTTAAATGAAACATCTCAATCAACTCAGGCGATGAAGGATGCTGCAAGCATCGCAAATAATACATCAGTTGTAGATGCAAGTAGCCGCACCAACGTGACGAACAACAATCAGTCTGTTACTTACGGCGGCGGTCTGTCAATTCCTGATAGAACCGGAATGATCTTCAAAGCATCGCCTTACGGAATATAATCTATGTACCAATACAAATGCAGAATCAATAAGGTGCTCGATGGTGACACAGTCGACATCGATCTAGATTTAGGCTTCAATATTGTGCTTGCCAATCAGCGCGTGCGTATGCTCGGCGTAGACACACCCGAGTCCCGTACTGCAAATAAAGAAGAAAAAGTACGCGGCACACTTTCTAAGAAGAAACTAGGTGAAAAGTTACCTACCGGATCTTGGGTCAAGATTAATACGCAACGAGATGATGGTAATGACGATAAGTTTGGCCGTATTCTCGGTGAGTTTATTTT